AGAAAACCTGCACTTGTAGCCAAGTTAGCAGAAGTATTAAGCTGGCGCATTTGCTGGCTGTTTGGATCAGCAAATTGACGATTAATATCAAAAGAGGTTTGTTGATCGGGAGTAAAGCCAGCAAACTGACGAGCTTGTAAGCCGCCAGCGACATCTGTTGCACGAGTTACGTTTTGAAGAAACGCATCGCGCATCGCAGGATCAAGCTGCTGTGATTGTTGACTTGAACCACCAGACATAATTACACCTCCGTTGAAAGCCAATAATGCGTTGGCCTCATGTTGAATTTAGTTACAAATGTTCTTGACCAGCCCTTACGCCCTGTTAAGGTGATCTTGCGGCATCCCATGTCTTCAGCGAACTTCTGAATATGGGGAGTTAGCGTTTCTAGTTCTTCTAGATTGCCACCTGCCAAAAAAATATGCAGGACTTTCATTCTCGGGAAAGTCTGTACCTGCGTCACTACTGCACTACCGTTAGTAGGCCATAGCTGCATTGTACCTTTTGAGATGCAATCTGCTACATCTTCAATGTTGTATGTCTTATCGTATTCTAAAGCAGGTTCAAGTATTTTCTCTACTTTTTTGAAAAGCAAAGCCCATAATGGTAGTTCATCATTGAGCTTGTACTTCTCATAATCCATTAACGCATACTTCCAGGCTTGCCATCGAAACGAATTACACCAACACGCCAATCGGTAAGGTCAACACCCTCAATCTTTACCTGCAACTGTCTGCCAGTAATACGCACACTTGTTGGTGAGTTTAAAGTGTAAGGACCGTAGTTGTATTCGGTTGCATTTGGATACATTTTGGTGCTGAATCTTACCCGAACATTCCCAGCAGTCTTTTCGTCAGGCACTAACCCGGTTAAGCTCATTACTCTGTCGCCAGCACCCAACTCAACTGGACCGGATTCTGCAAACAATGTTTGACCATCGTAGTTAAAGCCAACCTCATGCTCGTAAAGATAGCCATCCGCAGAAACCATCAATGGATTTGAAAAGATGCCGCGATCTGTACCACAGGTACGGGCCAGTGTGCCAATTGCCCAATGGCCTTCCCGGTAGTTGTATGTGACATAAGAATCAATCTCATTTGAAGATGAACTCGGGTAAAACCACCAAATTTCACCAAACGATGAGTTGTGTACGCAGTAAACTTTTGATGCTTGAGTGTTGTTAATATTGGTAAAAACATAATCACTTATGTCAGAAGCCAATGGTTTTACAAAACCATCATAAATCCAGAATCCTGAACTAGACATCCAAATACAAGCATTGTCAGTAGTCGCAACAGCTTGCTTAGAAATAGCCCCACAACCTGTGCCAACACGTTCGAAACCATAGATAAATGGGGGGCCAATATACGTTGCTGTATGTACATCAATGTCTGTAAACAAGATAGTAGCGCCACGAATGCGCTTTCCGCACATCAAGGAGCCAATGGTAGTCAACTCAAAATCACCAGCTTGGTTTGTTGCAGCAGGAGTCCAAACAGTGTTGTTTTCTTGGTCGCACCAAGCAATTTTTCGAGGGTTGCCACTAGCACCCAAAGCAAAGATAAATCTTTCCTGAGTAACTACAAGACCTGTACAACTTGTTGGCGCATTTGTAATGACAGCAGCGTCATTGCTTGTGTTCAATTGCCATTCGAACAACCGCCCATCTTTTGATGAGCAAGCAACCAAATACTCCCCAAATGTATCCATGCTCCAAGTAGTTGCTGGTACATATTGACCAACATCTGGTCGAGCTACGCCGTAAGCAAAATTGCCATAAGTGCCATATCCGTAACCAATTTTCAGAACAGCATCAGCGTTTCCAGCAACTAAATCATTTGGTGATATATCAAAAAAAGTAGCATTTTCGTTCATCACATACAAATGGGTATGTGTGCCAATTGCAATGCGCCTGTTGTTGTTATTGTCTCGCCAATTAATAAGGCCACGGGACTTGCCACTTAGCTGAGTATTAGAACGCTTTCTCCAGCCTCCAACAGGACGAATAGTATTCTCGTACCATCGAACCAAGTTGGCGCTATTCCAACGCCCTTTAGATTGATACTCTGTACCGTTCTTGTAGACACCTGGAGGTATTTGAAGTGGGATGTAGGCCATGATGTTTTATTGGTTAGGTAGGTTTGAAACAAACGTCATGGTAACAATTGCGGATGGTACTGCAGGTCTTGTGGGGTTAGTGCTAGTGTCGAAATGCTCTAGGCTTACAGCAGTACTGGTGGTGCGCCACATGATTTCTATGTAGTCGTTGTCTACTAGGCTTACAAAAAAGTTGAGTGCCGCAATTAAATGACTTGGATCACCTTCTGCTTTTCTTGCGGATAAATGGAATCGACTATTTGAATTGGCAATGTTTGTGCCATTTTTTCGAAACCAAATGTCCACATCCTGACCATCATTGCTGGTGTTTTTGTATTGTAAAGAAAACTGCAAATTCCAGATGCCAGAATTAGCAACAGTAATTCGACTGTTGCTTACCATTGTTACACCATTAGAAAAATCTGTAGTATTAAAAGTAACAGTATAAGCTGTTGTAGTGTTGGCAGCAGTTTGATCTGTAGAGTCTTGAAAAGCGCCATGTGGGTTATTTATGTACTTTCCACCAAAAGGACCAATCAAGGAGCCAATGACGTTTGTCAGTTTGGTAAAAAACAACCTCAAAAGCCCATTGTTCTGGTTCTGGACGTTTTGAGAATAGACAGGCGCTGATAAGCCCAATGAGGGCAGAGCAGGATTGTCTAATTGTTGTTTTTTGTTAGCCATCAGATGCCAAGAAACTTTTTAACAAACTCAGCAGCAACACCAGGACCAAGAAGCACAGAAGCAATTACGGCATAAAGCAAGTATTCAATCTTAGTCATTCGCTTTTTGCCAGCATCAAGAGAATCATTAATATTCTCATAGCGTTGAGCGCAGACTGCTTCATGAGTGGTCAATCTTGCCTCCGTTGCATCAATTTGTGCGCTCATAATTTATTCCTACACGGCAATCCAAGATGTAGTGGCTTCGTCCCATTCGTAATTGTTACCGTCCTGTGGATATGCCACTGGTGGATTCCATGCGAATGTGGACTCATCAAACACCCATGACGCATAAGGCTGCCGAGCGTAAAACTCAGTGCGCTTGCGCTGTGTGTACTCTGCTTCGGTCAGAACCTCCAAAACACCAGCGACAGTGATGTCGGCATTGTCATCGCAAATGCCGTAATATTTGGGGGCGTTTAGATAAACTCCTAAAGAGTTCGTTTTAATGGGCCATGCTGACTCATCCCGCCACTGTACCTGTAAACCTGTAATGTTTGGCATAGATGGCCCAGTACGCTGCGGCTCAACAGTGCAAAGCACTTTAGTTATGGCATCAACTTCAGTTACGACAATATACATTAGGTCACTCCTCATTAAAGTGAAATTCTTCTAACAGCTCTGGTTCGGAAACTTCCCGTTTTACCCTGGTTGTTCTGGTTGCCGTTAATTGTGCTTTGCCGCCATGCATTTTCGTCAGTAGCTTGAGTACTATTCCAATACTGCGCGGTATCAAACGCTTCAGACCCTGAATCTTGGAAAATTGCCACTGATGTTTGAGCGGGGTCTCCAGAAGTGTAATTACTACCTCGACTTGGCACAGCATTGGTGTTCGCACCAGACGCAGGGTTAGTCAGGTTATCGCTAGTTGTTGGCTTTAAATTGTAATAAAGGACTTCAAACTCATTTTTAGCTGGCATATACCAGTCACTGAAGCCGCCAATAGTAAGCCCTTCGCAGAACTGCGCTGCCGGATGATCCGCATTATTCATGTTGGCGCTATTGGTTGGCCCATTAATAACGGAATCCGTTCCTGAAGTGGTGGTGTTAGCTGTTTTCCACTGTGCAATTGTTTGAGCAGTTGATTTGGGGCCAATTACGAGGTTGTGAGTTGCAACACCATTGCCGCTGGTAGAAATTTGTCCGGCAAAAAAGCCGCCGCCATAAGCCGCACCAATAGCAGGTAGTTGGGTGGTGATGCTGTTGCTTGATGCACTTGCTGCGCCCTGTCCCACACTGTTGGTTGCCCGCACCGTAAATGTGTAACTTGTGGATGGGGTCAAACCAGTAACAGTAATTGTTCCTGATCCAGCTTGTGACAAAGTTCCAGTTAAGCCGCCGGGTGAAGATGTTGCTGTATATGACGTAATTGTTGCCCCGCCATTGCTGGCAGGGGCCGTAAATGCAACTGTTGCAGTAGTTGAGCCAGTTTGTGTGGCTGTTCCAATTGTTGGTGCGCCTGGAACAGTCGCTGCAACAGTCGCTGTGCTATTTGAGTTTGCACTGACAATACCAACTGCGTTAGTGGCTGTAACCACACAACGAATAGTGTTCCCTACATCAGCAGCCACAAGAACGTAAGTGCTTGAAGTTGCACCACTGATGTTGGTCGTAACTCGCTGCCACTGATAAGTGAACGTAGGCGCAGGAGCGCCCGTCCATGTTCCATTAGTGGTGCTGAGTGTTTGACCAACTGTTGCGGTTCCCGAGACTACGGGAGCAACCGTGTTTACTGGCAGTGAGCCGTATGAATTGCCCACCGACATCATCAGGATTCCACTCATGTTACGTTACCTGTAATGATTGCAAGAGTTGGTGTAATAAACAGTACATTGCAGATACCTCGTGCAGCAAGAGTTATGCTTGTGCGTGTAGTATTCGTGCCGCCCACATAAACTGTTGGTGCTGAACAAGTGATTGTGCTTGTGCCAGCATTGTTGTTAAAAATCACAACCGCATCACCAGCGGCAAAGGTTGAAGTAGGCACAGTAATGGAGCCGCCAGAACCGATCTCAACAAACTCGCCCCTATCTGTGGTTGCAAGTGTGTAACTACCTGTCTTGGCTGCACCAGCGGAGGGGATTACTCGAAAGCCTACAGCGTTTGTGCCATCTACTGTTGTGTTTGAAAGGTTGCCAGATGCAGGAGTTCCTAGTGCTGGGGTAACTAGAGTTGGGCTGTTTGACAATACAACAGAGCCAGTACCAGTTGCTGTACCAACCCCTGTTCCACCTTTGGTGACTTTTAGAAGTGGACCAGCATCAAACAAGGCATCAATGGAGTCAAGATCTGTATTGATCTTAGTACCCCATGTATCAGTTGAAGCGCCAACCTCTGGCTTTGTTAGACCAAGGTTTGTGGTAGTTGTATCAGCCATGTATTACCCCTAAAAGACTTTTTAAACAGAAACAGTTGTCCAAGACTCAGAAATATCCGACTCTGTTTCCCATTTTTTTCTAGCGTTAATTACAACACTTGAATTGTCAACCATGATCATTTCAAAGCTAAGAATTCGGTTGTATTCAATAACTAGATTACTCACTGAAACAATAGCAACACTTCCAACAGCATCCAACCCGCCAGCAACAGTCATTTCAGAATTACTTGAGATTGCTATCGATGAGCTTGATATTTTTGTAGCATCTACGGAAACTGAGCTAGTTGAGAAAATCTCAAACTGAGCATCTTTAATTTTGTCTCCAGCAACAACAACAGTAGAAGCGGCTACTACTGCAAGCGCACCTAAGTACGCCCCAAAGGAGTAACGACCTCCGCTGTAATCACCACTACCGTAAGCAGCCATATCAGCTCAATGTGATAGACAAGCTGCTTGTTGGAATGCGGAAAATATCGCCATCGTTAATTGCCTTGGCGGTTGTCAGTGGAGCCCATGCAAGCATATTGCCGCCAGTAGAAGCATCAAAAATTGCTGCCCAACCAATTGTTCCCCAATTGCCGCCAGTAGCAGCACCGAACTCAATGGCCGCTGCGTTGGTAAATGTGGTTGCTGTACCGCTACCGGAAATGGTTCCTGCGGATACGCGAGAGTAGCCACTGCCTGTTACTTCTGTACCGCCACCAGTATCACTTGGAGCAGCCGTAAACAGGCCAACAAACCAAGCAGTAGGACGAGTGACTGAACCTGTATTAAACAGGTAAGTTAGTGCAAGATTTTCTGTGTAATTTGTAAAAGATGACATTTATTACCCCAATGATCGGGCGCGTACAAGTGGAGTTGAAGAAACAGAAGCCCTTTGATCTGCTACTTCAATGTCGCCCAAGGAGTTAGTATATAACTGACCCCATACGGCAAGACGTTCATCATCTTTCAAGTACGGTGATGCTTCTATCAAAGCTCCGTACAGATACAAGTCTGGGGCATAGGCCAATAGCCAGTTGCTTGTGTTTGAATCACTCAGCGCAGGAATCTTAGCATAATATGTAAGTTCTGCGGAGTATGTTGTGTCTGGTGATGGGATAAATTCTAGCTGGCTACCAGTGATCGTGTAGTACAGCGGTTGACCAGCAGCCGTGAACCTTCCAGCCTTAAGATCATCCCCTTGAGCTTCAGTAACAAACCCCAGACGAACAATTGGGTTAGTGTTTAATTGAAACTCTTTGGCTTGGAGCCAATCAGCAGGGTAGGCAAAGAATGATGTTTCAATCTGAGCCTCTGCACGCTTAATCATCTGGCGAACACGCAGCTTGCGGTTGAACTTTGCTTCCGCAATAGCAATAAAACTCGGAATGATTGATGTCAAATCATCACGGTTCAGATAGTCCGCTATCGTGGTTTTAAGACCCGCAAATGTGTCAAGTGCCATTTTCTACATCCCTACACGCCAGTGTGTGTTCATGTTTATATTCAAATGTGCCAATGTGAAAGATCTGCTTAGACAGATCCTGATCAACAAATGTTTTGTGCCCATTTTGGGCTGCTCTACGGCATCTC